ATACTTTTCAACGGCCTGTTCAAGGACCTTGTTGACTTTCTGTTGTTCTGAGACTGTTAATCTTGCAACACCGCCTATCTTTCGAATTGCCTCAACGTAAGAGTTTGCCTCACGAGCGATCTTGTCGCCACCAAAGAGGTTGGTCTGGCCCTTGGAGTTTGTGAGTTTCTGAACTTCCGCCAACACCTTACGAATGTTAGCCGGAACGACCTCACCCATCTGCTTGGACTTAGCAGACGCTTCTTCCAGAACCTTGGCGACCTGTTTGAGTTCTTTTTCGGTAAGCTTACTGACGCCGCCGATGCGCTCAATGGCTGCGACGACCCTTGTCGCATCAGCTGCAATCTTTTGGCCAGAGAACCCGGACCCGATGTGGTCATGAATCTTCTTGCCGGCCGCCGCGGTCGCCGCGATAATCTTTTGCAGCTCCGCCGGCACCGTCTTGCCAAGCGCGCGGTATTTCTCCGCGGCTTCAACAAGAAGCTTGTTGACCTTAACCTGTTCGTGTTCAGTTAGGCGGTGGGCTCCGCCTATCTGTTGAATGGCTTGGGTGTATTGGGTAGCTGCGCGGATAACCGCGTCGCCAGACAGCTGGTTGACGACGCGGCTAACCTCAGCAACGCTGCGGGCGTACTCAGCGTTGAACTTCTGAGCAGCCGCATTAAACTTGAAGTAGTCTTCGCGAAGTTTGTTTACTGCAACTAGAGCTTGAGATACCTCCGCCTCTATCCTAAGCTGAACCGGGTCCATTGTGTTTTCTCACTTCAGCTTCCCAGGCCCAGCCAAAGAGGCTACAGGCAATGTCGAAGTCTAGGGCAAATTCAAGATCACGCCGTGATAATCTCCCGGTCCCCAGCATCCACGAGCTTGGTTTCTGGCCGTACGTCTTTCCGAGCATGTGGAGCTGGATCATCTTGTTCGGGTTCTGACCCACGAAACTCCTCGACCCGCTCGGGGTCCATCACCGGCGGTTCCTTTTCTGCTGGGTCAGCGTTCCAAATGTTGAGAAGTTCCAAGCGCGAAAGCTCGGTCACGGGGATGTGTTCAGGGTTGCCGTCGTCTTCCATAACGATCTTGGGTTCGACAACAGCGGCGCAGACATACCGTCGCAGGAACGACAGCATGTTAAACTCTGAATCGTCTTCAGATTCGCTAAAAACTGCGGAGATTGCTTGAGTGTCACCGGACTCGAGACGCTTCTGCATCTCTTCAAACTTAGCCCTCACGGCGGTTGCCGGCATTGGGCTAAGGTTACCGAAGAAGGCCTCCGCCATCTCTACGGGCTTCACCAAGACCGTCAGGTCAGGGCTCGCCTGGACCAGGAAGGGCTTCTTTTTCCTTCGGTAGCTACTTGCGGACGTTGGACGAGGAATGTTGACTTGTTTGGTCATTTTTGGACTCCACCCATGACCCTAGTGAAACATAGAAAAAAGTGGCCATACGTACCTGCATGGCCACCCTTTTCCCCACGTAGAAGCGTTTTACTTCTTGCAGTCGCCAGGCTGCGTGTTTGGATTGCTGCAGCCCGGCGCCTGTGCCGGATTACCCGAAGGGTTCTGACCCGGAGGGAAGTTGCTCTCCGCGTTGGTCGTACCCCCACCAGCTGCTCCCGCCGACGGAGCAACCGGGTTTTCGTCACCGCAACCCACGGCGAGCAGTGCGGTGAGCAAGACAGCCGACAGGAGCCTCATTGCGATGCCTTTCTGCGCAAAGTGCGCTACTGCTGAGTTTCGCCCGTCTCGGAACCTTCCTCAAGCTCCTCGACCTCGTCAGTCAGGCCAGGGCCAGACCAACCAGCGTCGCGGAGTTCCTGACGTCGAGCACGAAGGTCCGCCTTCGTAAGAGTCTGCTCTTCGCCAGTCTGCTCGTTACGAATCGTAACGGTCTTCTGCTGCCCTGGAGGGCCATCAGGTCGTGCCACACTAACCTCCCTGCGCGATTACTTCTCGCGCGAGAACTGGAACATCTGGTCGCCTTCGTCTCGCGTCGTATCCGGCAGCACACGAAGCGTGACGGCGTACGAGCTGGGGGTCGTCCGGGACCAGCGCAGAGGCACTGCCTCAATCGAAACGACCTTGTAGAGGAATAGTACCTCGTATTTATTTGTCAGAGTTCTGATACGCGAGCTGAGGAACAGCGTCGTGTACTGAATCTCGATGACGGAGCCGCCACCGCCACCCCAGAATCCCATCCGGGTGACGTCGTTTATCGACCCGATGTTGTCGAACAACATTTTGAGGAGCGTGTAGTTGCGCTCCAGAGCCTCGAACGTCAGGGTGGCGTTCTGGGCGGTGATGAACTGGTCAACGATGCCGAGGACCTGTTCAGCGTTGATGTCCGCCTTTTCAGAGTTCCACGAGAACACGGCCTCGTTGACTGTGAACCCGACATCCGTTCCGTCGGAAGGCAGACCGTTCGTGTGGGTAGCCCAATCCGGCGGGTCTCCGCTTGCCGGGGCCGTGGTGCCCACGAAGATCCGCGCAGGACCGACGTGGATATTTCCGGGTGTCAGCGCCATGTTAGTTTCCCTCTCCTACTTCTTAGCCGTCTCTTTGGGGGATTCGCCCTTTGCCTCGGACTTCGGCGTCTCGGCCTTCTTCTTAGCTCCGCTAGCCCGCTCTTCGATCTTACCTCGGACGTCGTTCAGCTGCATCTCAACGAAAGACCGCTGCTTGTCAAGGGTAGCAAGCTGAAGTTCCAGGACGGTGATGCGCTCATGGTCGCGCAAATCGTCCTGCATCGCCGGACCCTGGCGCACGTTGGTTTGAGGCGGCGGGGGAAGCTCGCCATCCTTGTCAACAGGTTCAAGAGAACCGCGCAGCTGATAAGCTACGTGAACAGGAACCTCGATGGGGTCGTCGTGCTCTGTGTAATCACGACCCGTCTGATTGACCGTCTTGCCAGGCTTAACACGGTACAAAGGCATGGGAACCTCTAGGCGTTGAAGACCTTGACCTTTAAACCCGTTACGCCGTCAGGGTAGGTCATTTGAACACGCTCATTGCTATCGTTGTGTCGACCCTGTGAAAACGGTCCAAAGATACGCTTTTCACCGGCGGGGACTGACTTTAAGACGTCCAGGGCGTTGCCTGAAAATCCGAAGTTGTCAACTGCAGGCGAGTCGAAGTTCACACCCAGCGGACCACCTGACGTGTTCTCGAAAACCACGTAGGTGCGACCACTGTTTGGAAACGAGTCCCCAGCCAATGTGGCGGCTGCCATGGCGCCGCTGTGAATGGTCAGACCGCTTGAGCCGATGTTGTTCGCTGTGAGGATGGCCATTAGTTTATCGTGTTCACGTAAATGGTTAACATGCCCGACTTGACGAAAGGCCGTGCGTTGTAGATGTTCGTCGGCACAAAGGGCGAATACACATCATCGTTCAGTGTGATTGGTTCGCTTCCCAAGTCTTCCAGGTAAAGATTCTCCTGAAAGTAAAGCCGCGTCGCCCTAACGTAGCGCATGATGTGAGTATCGAGTTCAATTTCATCATCATGACGCACATGCCAGAAAATCTGTATCTCATGCCCTAACCGCTCAGCGAAACTGTCAACCATCAGGTTCCGACTGATTGGGCTGTTCAGCTCTCCGTAAGGAAACATCTCCTGAGGATCCCAGCGTGGGTGCGTGTGCACCGCTTGCGGGTAAATCAACTCGAGTTTGTCTCCATATAATTCCGATTTCTCAGCGTAGTGGTCGGTCAAGATTTGCTTAAACCGCTCACCCAAGAGGGCCTTCTTAACAGCCCACTTTACGTCCTCGAGATCGGCCATTACTCCTCATCGTCCTCATCACCCTCACGAGTCTTCTGAGAACGGCTGGTATCTCGTGACCCCGGCCCCTCTGGCCAGCGTCTAAAGTGCTCCGGGGTCCACCGACTCGGAGCGTCAAAGAAACTGGGCCCAAACGCAGAAACTGGAGTCGCGGCAGGTGGAGTTGCCTGTCCCCGTCCGCCCCTGAGCCCAGTCTGTCGCAAGACATCCTCAAGATACTGATTGAGGAGTCCGCTATAAACCCTTGAGTCCAGCATCGAAGGCGGAATCATGAATGGTCGTTGCGCTTGAACCCAACCTGCGTGGGGCAACGTATTCGTGATGCTTGCCTGCCGTCGCTGAATCTCAACCGACAAAAACCTCGACCGGCCTTTCTCTCCCATGCTGCGTTGCAGCTTACCGGTCAAGTAGTTAACCAGCTTGCCTGGGTACTGCTGCATCTTCCACCGATTATACTCGGGTGAAAGGGGTGCCCAGCCGCCGACTAACCCGCCCTCCGTCGCGAAATTCTTTTGAACGTCCTTCAGATATTGTGGGATGAACCACCTTCTGTAGAACGTTCCTAAGTCGTCAATCTTAAGATAGAGACCCTTCAGTGCATCGTCGACGTTGGGCCCTATCAGCCTTACCCGAAGCCGAATCACTAGAACACCATGTCTCGAGTCATGCGAAAGTCCGCGTCCTCGATTCCGATGTCCGCCGCGATTGAGCTTGTCTCACTCGCCAACTTTTCCTGCAAGTCGCCACGCGGAGCGTCAGGCAGGGTAAACGGGTCGTTGGGGTCAAGGAGCTGCTTAACGCGATCAGCGTAACGTCGGTGCATGATGTCTGACCCAAAGTTTCTCGGGTCCCCCACACCCACGTACTGATTCTCAAGCGTCTGAGCAACCACCTCATTCACCAACATCGATTTCACGATTTGAATCGAGTTGGTGCCCGTGATTGGGATAGTGAAGCCGAGGCTTTGAAGCACGCCCTCTAGCTCGGACTCAACCCTCCCAATAATCTGCCTAACCTCCGTCTCACTCGGCCTAGATTGAGCGGAGAGGCGCAGCTGCGGTGCTGCGCTTCTCACGTCCTCTAAGTCGATGTAAGGCATCTTACCGCTTACCAGGTCCCGAGGTCTGGCTAATTGAAGCCGGCGACTTGGTCTCGGTCAACTTCTGGGCAGTCTTCTCGTCCTTGGCGGCAGAGTCCTTGGGAGCTTCCTTCTTCTCGCCCTCGGACACTTCCTCGCCAGGAGCAATCTCACTCGCCCGGACACCCACGCGACCCTTGACCTCTTCACCAGAGGTTGCGTCAGGTTCGTTGGAACGCTCGTAACCAGCGCCGATGGCCTCGTTCGCCTTAACGGCGGTCGGTGACATCTGGCGAGTTCCGCCAAGAGCCTCACGAGCGGCGTCGTCGACCTTCCAATCGAGCTGCACGCCCGAGTCACGATGTTCAGGCTTGTTGCGCACGGACTTAACCGCTTCCTGAACGTCCTTCGGCAAATCCTCAAGACCCGTAGGCGCCTTCTCTAAGGCGTGCGACATCGTCAGAGCTTCTTCCTTGGTCAGCTCGATGGTGTCACCCGGGTTGTAGTCCTTGGACTCAACCTCACCCTTGTCGTTCTTGGTGCCGTGCGAGATTGCCGACCTAACTTTGAAGCTTGGCATTTTACCCTCAGTCTCCTTGACTAAAATATCTGTTACTGATATTTTAGTTAGGCAATCGCGTTCTTGACCAGGTAGCCGAGCGAGGAGGCCACAAGCTTCTCAGCGCGGATCTCGTTCACTCGAATGACGTCGCAGTTGACCGGCACATCGCGCCACCGGAAGGTTCGCAGCCCCTGCACTTGGAACTGATAACCAAACGACGGACGACGCAGAGACGGCCGAGGCTGCCGATGATAGAACAGCACGTCCTTGCCCCAGACATCGCCCAGGGTGACCGGCTGGCCCTTCTTGCTGGTCGTGGTCAGGATGGAGCCGATGTAAACGTTCTCGACCCCAAAGAGTGCGGCGAGACGAGCCACGCTGACCTGCTCACCCTGAACGAGCTCGGCCTTGATCTTGGCGTTGGTGATGAGCTTGTTCCAAACTTTGTAGCCCATGACTACCGAGTTTGCAAGCAAACCGCCACCAGCCTGAATCGTGCTCTGAGCCGTCTGAGCAACACTGATGGGGTCTCCACCCGAAGAGTCTGACCACTGATTCGCACCCGAGAGCGTGACGTTCTGAGTCACATTCGTGGTGCTCAACACCAGGTTTGCGACACGACGCTCGCGGTTGTTCAGGATGTTGTCGGTCAGGATCTCGGTGCCGGTCTCATCGAGGTCAAGGGGCGCGGCAGCGTTGTCACGCTCACGGTCGTCGATACGCGTTTCGAGACCGTACTCCTCGGCGTGGTAGCTCGCCTTGGAGCGCGTCCAATCAACCTCCCGGTAACGCGACCTGGGGTTGCGCTTCGCTTCCGGCGTATTGAATCGGGACTTGTCGTACTCGATGTACTGACCGTCCTCAAGGCGGACAGGAACAACCGGCAGCACTTGGTCCGCGATATGACCTGTCGGGCCATAGGAAATGCTGATGTTGCTCAGGATAGGATCTTCGCGAACCTGTGCCAGAGTTGGCATGTAACCATTCCTCCGAATACGACGGCCCCTCGGCCGTCAACCTTAATTGACGGTCGAGTTTACGGTACGTTTCCTGTTGTTGGGTGAACTTCGATGATGTCACCGTCAGCCGTCGCCGCCTGGGCCGCCCGGGCGTAGTAACGCTGACCGGTTGTCGCGGTGACACCCTTACCGTTGGCGTCCGACGTAATCGGCGCGCCGGCAGCAATTGCTGCGCCGGCCTTCAACAGGGAGCTCGACGCCTGTGGGATCGGCCTCACAAGAACGCCGATACCTGCCGCGGTGGCGAGGTCATCCTGCTGAATACCGATGATGTCCTGTGCCGCTGCACCGGGTGTGTTCACGGTGTAGTCAGCGCTGAACCTCAGAAAGTGATACTGCTTGGCCGAAAGATTCGCGCCAGCGGTATACGTGAGGTCATGAAAACCAGCCTGCTGAGACATTCAATCGCTCCTAGAAGCCGGGCCAACAGGACCGGGTTAGTTGACTCCGGGAGTCCCCTTGATGACGAAAGCGTTACGATACTCGGTTGCCAGGTCCGGGTTGGCCGTGCTGACAGCGCGCATCGCCTCACCCCACTTGACCTTGTCCTTGCCACCGTTCTCCTTGATGTAGTCGTTGCACAACGTCATCATCTGAGCAACGGGGTCGGCCGGACGATCCACACGCTCGTCATCTTCACCCGAGCCGTGCTCCCTGCCGACGGCAACGATCGGATCAAGATTCTGCGAAAACTTCTGGAATCCCTCGGGGTCGTTGAGCGCGTACTCCTGCGCCCAATCCTGCTGCTTCTTGGCGAGCTTGCCACCCTTGATAAGCGAAAGCACCAGGGTCTCGGCGTCACGCTTCTTCATGACATTCTCGAGAGCGATGCGCTTATCTCGCTCGGTCTTCGCTTCCTGTTCCGAAGCTTCCAGCCGCGAACTCAGGAGCTTGACTGTGCTGTCGAGCTCATCGTACTTCTGCCTGAGTTCCAGCGCACCCTGGTCAGGCTTCACTTCGGTCTTGGGATCGGCCATTGGAAGATTCTCCGAGAGTTCAGTGTAAGACGCGACTACCTCTACGGCATCGCCTGTGAATGTGACCGCCAGGTCTTCTGTGATTGAGTAGTTCTGCTTGAAAAGCTTACCAGCCTTTCGCGCCACGACGTAATCGTCGTAGTACGCGATGATGTAAGGCATGTCTTCAGAAAGACTGTTTTGCGCAAACTTCTCGTAAAAGGCCGATGAGATTCGCTGCTGCTTCTCGTTCATCTCAACGTCGGCAAGCATCAACTCACCGCTGGTCGAGAGTTCAAGAGGCTGCATGCCCCGAATAAAGGGCATGTTAGTGATCGCCGCACACGCGATGTGAGTCCCTAACTTTTCTTCGGTTTCGTTATCGACATAGTTTGGAACCACAACCGGCGAACAAAACCGATACTCTCGATTACGAATGTGCTCAGCGGCTCTCGGCGTCCACTCAATCAAACCAAAAAGCTGTTTCCCACCGTTTCGAAGTTCAGCCTTTTGAAACCAACCTGCTGCGATACCGTCCCCAGGCTTGGAGACGTGCATAATCAGGTGGTCATAGTCGACGGGAACGGTGCCGTTCGCCTTGTTGATGTTTTTTTCAGCGTCCGAAAGATCTTTTTCCGTAATCTGAAAGCGACCGTACCGATTCGAGACAAATTTGCCGGTACGCGCAGTCTCCATCCAAGAGACCGGCTTGCCGTCGACCTCTGACAACTCAATAACTTGAGCTGGCAGGACGTGGCCGCGTAGGCTTTGACTCGGCATGTGATCCATTCTAGGGCAGATAGATTGTTAGAAAATTGTCTGACTAAAGGCCGTTTATTTATCAGTTGCTTCCGGTAATCGTTCGGAAGCTTCTGGACCTAAGTATTGCAGGGCGGCCTCTTCAGGAATACGAACACACCCTGCCACCTTGACAGATGGCAGGGCTCCCTTGTTAATGTGGTTGTAGATGGCCATCGGAGTAACTCTCGCAGCGTTGGCCACCTCGCGAACCTTGAAGAGCCTAGGACGGTTTGACCCCACGACTAAGCTCCTTAATGTCCGTCAAGTCGGGCAGAAGGATGTCGGGCGCCTTAGACCCGATTCCTAAACTAACCTGTCCCTTTTCCGCGTTGAAGTTAATCCGCGCCACAAGGTGCTGTGACTTACATTGCGGACAGGTGATGGTGGTCCCACCATCCGTGGAGAACGGCACCATCAGCGGTTTTGGGTTACCGCAGTTGCAGAACATTGTCAGCACACCCGCCATCCCCAAGGCGGTTCCACCTGCCTGATGCATAGGTTTCTCCTAAATACGTCGACCTGAATCACACTGCGGAGTACGACACCTAATCTTATCGTCTCCGTCTTCATTGCACGCGACAGCAGAAAGACCCGAGATAACTACTAAAGTTACTAGTAGCAGCCTCATGATTAACCTCTGTCTCCTGGCGCCCTAATCGGACCACGGGGCGGTGGCGTGGTGCTGGGTAACGTACCCGGCGTAGGCTCTCCCTTCGGTAAAGCTTGACGATCGTCGTCGCTCGGTTTCCCGGTAATGACGTTTGGTGCGGCCAGGGCCGGAGCTCCTGGGATGATGCCAATCGCCCCTCGGTCGGCGCGTGAGAAGCCTTTCTGCATACGGGGCAACCCGTAGAGCACACGCATGTGGGACTCAAGGTCGTCGTCTGGCGTGATAACCTGACCGAGCACCAGGTTATACATCGACGCCGCGAGTTCTTTGGCATTGACGTCTTCCAGGGTCGAGGCGGTTAGCCTCGGATACTCACGATCCCCAATGTCGTAGTTTAGGTCGTAAATCTTCCGAATGAGCTGCCGTGAAAACTCATCACAGATGTAGCTGGCAACCGACTGAAGCCCGTACAGAAACATGTCAGCCCACGCGACGCTCGTCCCGTAATTGCCATGCTTCTGCTGACCCATCGTCAGGAAGTGAGCCAGAACCGCCCGGGCCATCATGACGTCGTGATGGTCTACCGAATCCATGAGACCTGACGCGCCACCATGCTCGTTCTCGGGAGTCAGGATCTTTAGCTTGAGCTCCTCCGGGAGAATAGCGTAGGCTCTGTGATGTGATCGAAGCCCGCGAAGAATGGTCTCCACAAGCCGCTTCTCGTTGGGCTTGATGGTGTAACCTTTCTGGATCTCGACGATTGGGATACCAATACCAAATCGGTCGAGGCGGACGGCGTCGATGCGATAAAGTTCGGTCTTGTAGTAGTAGTGGCTCCAGATATAGCGTAAGATTGGAATGCCCCAGTAGTTGTCGCCTTCTTTTTCATGGGTCAAGACCACCGCGTACTGCCCAGGGATCCGAAGCGTCTTCATCTTCCCGTTCTTGGGCGCCTCTTGAACAACTGCGCGAAGGGTCCCGTTCGGGTTGATTTGAAACTTCTTGATGGTCTTAGGCAGTCGTGGAGCTAGGCGTTCAGGGTAATAGAACCCGTCCCTGTCGATGTTCCAGACGATCTCATGGACGCTGAACCCAAAGTCCAGGAACATTAGGGAGTGGCGAAGTATGTGAAACCAACCCTCGTGCTGCTTGTCACCACCAATTAGGAATCGGTGAATTTTCTTGGCGCGTTCTTTATCTTGGTCATCACCGCCATCCTCTTGACCAGGAACGACCTTCCAGGTCGCACGTAGAAGAGGCAGTTTAACGGCCTGGAGGACGGATCGCACTGACCCGTCGGACTTGCGCATTTGCTCGCACAACTCCAGAGCGTTCTCAACTCTCCACTTTGGGTTATAGTCACTTTGTTCGACCTCGCCCGCGTAGTTATCGGTACCAGAGGCTCCGTGTTCTTTCTGAATCTCGATGTCGTCTGGAGCCTCTAGAGGATCATCGTGCCGCAGTTCGCGCAGTACCCCGGTCTCTTCATCGAGAACGAAGTAGGTCTTAGTCGGATCAAGCGCTGAGATTTTTTCGACTTCCATCAGAACACCATGGGCTTATCCGACATCATAGGTTCCCGTTCACCCACCGCGAGTAATTCTTCGAGGGAGATTTGGGCTGCCGGGCGAAGGTGAAAATGATGATAGAGAGCTTGAGTCGTGCTATCCACCTGGTCATCATGATCCGCCTTCGGGAAACTGGTGAACTCTGGTATAAACTCGTTCTCCACCCAAGGATGTGTAGCGGGATTTGGTAGAAACACATTGCCAGCCTCTATCAGGTAACTGACTGCGTGGGCACGAACCTCTTTACCACCAGCGGGGTCAACTGGGATGATGCCGGGCACCGTGTCTTGAACTGTCTGAATGACGGCAACACCGTTTGCCTTGTCTTCGATGTACTTTGCCCCGACCCATGGAAACATCGTCGTGACCGAGTGAAACGCCTTAAGCGTCTCAGGAAACGACATTCGCTTTCTTAGGCGATAAATCAGGTAGATGCTACTCCCGTACCGCGCCCAAATCGTGCAGACCACGTAGCTGCTGTCCTTCTTGTCCTTGAAGGAACAGTCCCAGGACTGACAGCTGTCGTTGAAAAGGTCCACGTCTCGGGGATACTGGTCGTAGAACTGCCACCACTTGTCCTTGAAAATTGTCCCGCCCGCGGGCGTAGGGTTCTGCTGCTGTTGAGCCGAAAAGTGCCAAACACCCTTCTTCTCAAGCTTCATCACCTCTACCGGTGGAAACCGGTTAGGGTGAAGCAGCTCACCGTCGTGAGTTCGAGGGTCCCAAAAGAACGGTTGCGCAGTTTCAAGGGGCCGCCCGTTGCCGTCCACGTCCTTAGTCAGGAAGGTCACGCACTTGCGCTTGTGCTCGTACTTGGTTGGCAGGTACAGGTGAACCCAGCCGCCCTCCTTCAGCACGTGGCCAGTCAGGTCATTTTCATGAAGTCGCTGCATGATAATGACCCTCGCACCGCTCGTAGGGTCATTAAGTCGAGTCGCCAAGACACCGTCCCAGGTTGAGTTCACCTTGTCAATCTGAGCAGCGTTGGAGGCGTCCTCGATGCGTAGCGGGTCGTCCACCACGATGACGTCGCCACCCTCACCTGTTGGGTCTGCCTCGAAGGAGGCGGTCAATCGACCGCCACCCTTGTCATTCAAGAAGAAGCTCTTAACGTTCTGGTCCGACGTAAAGCCGAACTTGTCGCCCCAGCGTTCCTGATACCAATCCGACTGCATCAGTTGCCGGGTCTGCTGAGAGTCGCGTAGGACTAGATCCTTGCCATACGACAGGAACAGCCACCGAATTTCGGGGTGCTTTATCCAGGCCCACGCGGGCCAAAACACCGAAGTAATGCTAGACTTCAAATGTCTTGGCGGTATGTTGATGACCAGGTTCTTAATCTGGCCAGCCGAGACGGCCTGTAAATGGTCACAGACTGCCTCAATGTGCCAGTTGAGCTTAATTTCCCGGTTGGGGTTCAGAACCTTCCAACCGTCTTCAAAGAACGAGTACAGGTCCTCCTCGAGTAACCTTGTCTCGCGTTCTTGAATGAGCTCAACGAGTTGCATTGATTACTTTCGGACCGTTCCCTTGACCTTGGGCAGGACTCGCTTCCAACCCTTGCGAGCGCGCCGAATGGCCGCCTTGCCCTTGCGCTCCTCACCGGCTTCCGCCGGGGATTGATACTGCGGGAGAATCGTCGTGTACGCGTTTGCCTTGGCCATGCTGTCTCCTACTCCGTCAACCACGAATACAGGGTAAGACCTGTGCCTGCACCACTAACTGCGTCAGAGCTTGCAAAGAACCCAACTTGGTCGGGGGTTAGACCTGTCGTCCGCGCCTCTGAAAAGATCGTATAAAAGTTCGTGCCATCAGCGCTAATCTCACAATAGCGGGTCGTTCCATCGTCCCTAAGCCGAAGATGCTGCAACCCGTCGTGATGCGACTGCGAATACAAGGTGCCCGTAGGATTGGTGAAACTGTTCCAGCGCACGATCGTGATCGTGCTGTTGTTCTGGGTCATGAACGTCAGCATCAGATTGCTGCCGCTCTGCCTCCACATAATGCCTGAGAAGCTCGCGTCCGAAGGCATGACCGCCTGCGGGGCAACTATCGCTGTGATGGTGTACGGCACCGCCGGCGCCGCCTTGACCAAGCCACGTAGGTTTCGACCGCCTTGGGAAGGCACCCGAAGATGAATCGCGTCATTGTTTACGCTGGTCGACGACGTGCCTTGGTTCATCCAGGCGAAGTCCCCTAGCACCGGAGGCGTGAAGGTAAACAGTGGGCCGGAGCCTTGAATGGAGCCCGAGCCACTGCCACCGGGTTGAACGATGACCTGGTGAGCCGTGACCGCCGTCGCCCAGAGTAGAAACGCAAAAAGCAGCTTCTTCATTGGAGTCTAAAGTAAGAAACTGACACCTTGACGTTGGTTCCACCTGCGCGAATCATGAGCAAGCCGGCTAGGCTTTCGACCCCACAGACTGAGAAGTTCTGCTCAGCGGCCACCAGATGACCAGAGCTGGCAGTCGGCGTCCCGGACACGCGCCACCGGAGACTCGCATCTTCCACGCTCACGAAGGCTACCCGCGCCCAGTTGTTGGAGTCGGGACCTGACTGGGTCGTCGCCTGGGTAAAGCCGATGGCGGTCGTAGAGACGGTAATCTCCTCGAACGCCATGGGGATCAGTCGGCGGCCTTCTGGAATCTGACAAGTCTGGGCCTGAGCCGGCGCCGCGAACCAAAGGAACGAGAGAACGAGAAGAACCCTCTTCACGAATCGTACTCCTTCTCGGGCTTCACCAGGTCTTCGGCAGCCCGGGAATCCTTAGCCATCTTCGTGACACCACGCTGAGTTAGACCGGCGTCGTGAAGAGTCTGCTGCGAGGTGACGTTCTGGCGCGTTGCCAAACCGAGACCAGCCTCAACGGCGGCCATCAGGGCCAACATCTGCTCGTTTGAAAGCTTCAACCCAAACGAAACGCCGGCCAACAGCGCAAGCCGAATGAAGGCCGAAACGGCGACTGGTTCACGGTCAAACAAAAACCACGAGGATCTCATAAGTCTCCTTATTGGACAGTTGGACTACCGGCAGCGGCGGGCGGACCCACCCAAACAAAAGGGAGGGTGGGTGGGGTTAACACAGCACCTCCTGGCCCCACCGCTTGAACACGAAGGTAAAACGAGACGTTCTTTGACAGGTCAGTGGGGAGCGGTGCTGAAATAACGTTTGAGGCGTTGGGCGTCGGCTTGTTAATGTCCACGACTCGGGCCAACGTGCTCCCAACGCAAATCACTAGACGGTAGCCAGTTAGGACGGCCGAGCCTTCAACGAGACGCGAATGGTCGGCAGACGCGGTAAAGGTCACCGTGGTTGGCTGCTTTACCGCGACACCTGACAAAGCTCCAACGCAATCTGCCGAAGTTTGCGCCTCGGCGTTTGTCGCAAAGAGCAGGATTATTAGAACGATGAGTCTCATCAATCACCCGCAAGCATCAGCGCGTTGAAGGTTGCCACAATCGACGCGATGCCCTCATTGACGTATTGTAACATAGACTGCCACTGTCGCTTACTTCCGGTCAAAATCAGCGGATCAAAGTAAACAGTTGTCGAGGCCTTGGCCAAGACGACGTAAGCTCGAATTGTGCCCTTTTCTTGTGGCGTAAACGTGACCCCGAGCTTCTGTTTCACAGGTGTCGTCAGACCAGTGGTGGTCCAGGTGACGGTCGAGCTCGCTTGGTTGGAACCACTTGACAGAATTGGTTCGCTGTTAGCGTCGCTAGCCACCAAGGCCAGCGGAAACCCTGAGGTGCCAAGATACTCAACTACGACCCAGCACTCATTGTCCTTCAAGGTAACGTTGTCAGTTACCGTCTCGATTTCGACGGAAACGGAGGACCCGACCGTCTCATTCCACATGACGATGGGATCGCTGACTAGTGGGCAGATGACTTTAACCGCCGCGCTCGACTCCATCACCCGGCTAATGGGGGTCGTTCCATCGCTTGCCCCGCCAGTGCGCACGATGGTGGTTTCGTGTTGAATCGTGCCGAGGTAGCTTTCACGGTAATACCGATAGTTCGTGTCGGCCGAGTCTGAATCTACTACGTGAGCTTCCGCGCCACCTTGACCGGCAATGGTTCCGGACGAGATCGCAACACTTGAGCCAAGCTTGCAATCTTTCATGGTGAGAAAGGAGGGCTTCGTGCTACTAGCAAGCCACAAGGCCTGCCCCGACCCGGCTGCTGACAAATCCACGCCGATGAGGTCCGCCTTAACGCCGGGCACTGAACCTGGGCGAATCAGGACCGTTGGCAAGCTCCCCGCAGCATTAAGACTTCCGCCGACCCAACGCAGGTTAGCGTACAGGAAGATTGCTTGGGCCGTGGCGCTAAATCTTACCGTGGTGTTGATGAGTTCAACAACGTGGTCATCCGTCGCAGAAGCATTGGTCTGACCTACCAAGATGCCGGCGCCTGCTGAATTCGTGCTGATGATGTTAAGGTTGCACTGCTCGAACTTCCACCAGAACGGCGTGCCGGTGCCCAGCTGCATCTGCGAGCTACCTGCGGCCGTGCCAACGTTAAACGTGATGCCGTAAACGTAGGCAAACCCGTTGAACGTCATGTGAGACGTGCTGGTCGTGGTTACGGTCGCTGTGGCAAGTCGTGCTGTTGGAGGCTGTGGATTACCTGAGTCGTTGACACAGATTACGGTTACCGGGGCCGCCGCTGTCCCGGGACTGGTCAGCGTCATCGCAGTATTCTGAGTCTCTGCATGATTGTCAGAGACGTAGACCGTGCCACCCGCACCCGCCGCGGTCAGGGCTGCTGCCAGCGTGGCCTTGGCGAGCGCCCAGGTGGACCCGTTGTCGCTATCGCTGCCGTCTGTCGATCTTAGGTAGATGACCGCCATTATTCGCCTGCCGCCGCGAGCACTGTGTTAAGCGCATCAAACCGCGCTTGCAGTCGAGTGCGAAGTGAGGTAACTTGCGCTTGAGTCATGTTGAACAGCGTTCGCAACACAGCGTCAGTCAGCGTTAACAGGTAGCCGGCCATCCTGCCGACGTCGTTGCCTCGCGCGTTCTGATAAAACGTTCGCAGCGCGGCACGTACGTCGGCTATTGTAGCATGCACAGATGTCACCGCCTCGTACCGACCCTCCAGAATTGCTTGAATGTCTCGCTCTATTTCGCGATCCACAAGGAACTGATTCAACTGAGGGACTCTGCCCTGAGCCACCGCCAAAGCGTCGACACCAGCTTCACCGATGTACGAGATCAGTTGCACGGCTCCCGTGTTGTCAACGTGACGTTCCGTGATTCGTCGGCTACCCGACACCTGAGGCCTATCTTGAACGATCGTCGTTTCGGTGATAGGCATTACCGAACCACCGTCTTTGTAGCGGTGCCTACGTTACCAGCCGCATCCTGAGCGCTGCCGAGAAGAATGTGAGACCCGGGACTCACCCTAACCGTGCTGCCGCTTTGCACCGCTCGACCGTCGAAGACCAGGGAGGAGCTTACGACCCCCACGTTATCTGTAACAGTCATGGTGACCGTAAAGTTAGAAGAGTTCCCGTTTCTAATCGCCTTCACTGTGACGACT